GTTATACCTACTGAACCTGTAGCATTAGTATTAGATCTTAACGCATTAAACGCACCTGTAACAGAGGAAGCAGCGGATGCATCAATTGCACCAGTTGTGTTTCCTGCAATTAATAGTCCATATCCTGTACCACCCTTTAATTGAAGTTGGTTTGTAGTGTCATTAAAAAAGAAATTAGTTGCATCAGAACTAAATCCCCCACTACCATTTGATATTTGAACAGCACCAGCTATACCGGAAGAACTACCACCTGAAGAGATGGTAGTTGGCTTCCAGATAGTGAGAGAATTATCCCAGGTCAATACTTGACCGTCTGTGGCACCGTCCTGAATAAGTTGATTTAATTTAACTTTAGTGACGGCCATAATTTATTAACCTAATTTTATAACCATGAGTGATTCATCTGCAGTAAGAGCAGATGCGAGTGTAAGTACACCAGTAGCAGATACTAACGTGTAGTCTCTTGAAACAGTACCGGATCTTGAAAGAACTACACCATTTCTAACTACAACTACAAGATCTAAATCTGTAGGAACCGTAAATGCTATATTATTACCATCAACATCTGTTACAGCAGTACCTGAATCTAAGTCAATTACAGAAGACGTAGAACCTGTTAAATAAGCTCTAGTTCCAGCAATTGCTGATCCCCAGCTTGCAGTAGTACCATTTGATTTTAAAACTGTACCACTAGAGCCAATTGCTAATTTACCCCAAGTATTTACACCAGTACCTAAGAGAATATCTCCGACAGCTACTGTAGTTTGTCCTGTGCCACCAAAGGTTGGACCAATAGCAGTACCATTCCAAGTACCTGTTGCAATAGTACCCAATGTAGTGATTGAAGTCTGACCTACATAAGTTGCTGCAATGTCAAACGTTGGATTACCCGAAACACCATCGCCATTGGTAATAGTAATTCTATTAGATGTACCAGTCATGGTACGAGTTGTCCAGGTATCAGTTGCAGTTCTAGTTGCAATACCGTTTGTGGCTAAACCTTCTACTGCAGCCAAGTCATTTGCAAGAGCAAATGTAAATGTACCGGAAGTAGTAATTGGTGAACCAGAAATTGTGATACCAGCAGCAGGTGCTGTGGTAGCTACAGAAGTTACTGTACCAGAAGTTTGGATTCTGGTAAAAGTAATTGCATCGGTACCTAATGTAGTTACTTCAGATACGGTGATCCAAAGAGTACCTGCATTTGTAGTACCATCTTCAACTGCAACATACACACCATCAATTTCAGAAGCAGCATCCATCCAACTTACACGAGTAAGTACAACAGATGAGCCAATACCACCAACAGTATAAACACCATTATTAAATGTACCACCAGAGCCACCAGTAACAGAATCTTTAACCAGTAATGTATCTCCATTTGCTAATGAAATAGAGTCAATAGTTAATGTTGTACCACCTAAAGTAATTGTGGTTGCAGTTTGAGCAGTTGCTGTAAGTATAGCAGTTGTTGCTACTCTAACAGAATCTCTTTTAATACCAGCCACTGCATTACCAATTGCAGTAGTAACATAAGTTACGTTAGTAAGATCATTACCTGCGGATGGAGTACCTGCAAATTGAGGAACTACACCAAAAGTAATAGTGTTACTAAATGTTTGAGCTGCATTTAAAAGTGCAATATTAGATGAGTTAGTTAAGTCCGTAGAAGCTAATGTACCCCAAACTGGAAGTGTATTAGTACCAGCAGATTTAAGAACTGAACCAGATGCTACAGCAGCAATCTTAGTTAAAGTAGATGTAGTATTTGCAGAAAGTAAATCACCAACTGCATAAGTAGTCTGACCGGTACCACCTTTATTAGCTGCAATTGTAGTTGCACTCCAAGTACCAGTAGTTACTGTACCAAGAGTGGTAATTGTAGCTTGACCAACATATGCTGCATCAATATCTACAGTAGGGTTTCCAGATACACCGTCACCATTAGTGATTGTGATTCTACTTGCAGTACCAGTTAAAGTTCTACCTGTAAAAGTATCTGCTGCAGTTTGAACCATTAATCCATTAGTATTAAATCCAGCCAATGAATTCAGTGTTGCGTCTAATGTAATATTGGTTCTTGAGTTTGGAGCATCATCTGCTGCAGTAAAGCCTGCACCTATAAAGTTAAGTGTAGATCGAGCGGTGATACCAGAACCTTCTTCTTGGATATTTGAATATCCTCCTGCACCAGCAGATGCATTAAGTGTGGTACCAGTAATAGATAAGTTTGTACCTAAAGTTAAAAAAGCTAATGCGGTTGCAGAATCATCATAAAAGACAATCCTATCCGCACCAGTAGTTGGAGCAACATGCACAACATTGTTAGAAGAATCTGTACCTAATACAGATCCAGGAGTTGTTGAATTCGCAAGTTGCGTAAGTTTAATTTTTGTTACTGCCATGTTATATATAATATATTGCTGTCACTTTATCTGTAGCGACAAGCGAATTCACAAAAGTAAGTGTAGATCCAGATCGACTATAATCATCTGTCTGAATTTGATATACACCATTTCTAAAAATCATAATTTGTGCATATGATATTGGAGTCACAGCAAGTGTTACCGTATTTCCTGTGATACCAGATTGTGTCTCAGTAATTGGTGAAAGAGCTGCATAAGATGTTCCATTAAATACAAGTACATCTCCAAGAGAAGCACCTGTTATATTTAATAAGTTATCCACATATTGCTTGTCCACTAATGATCTTGCAGAAAATGACGCAGAATAATCTGCAGCATATCTTGCATCAAGACCTGTAATTGTCAATCTGTCAGGAGTTAATGTATTAATATTAATACCCGAATTATTGACAATGATTTCATTTGTACTACCAACATCGTAAAAACGAAGTCTTCCTTGTGTAGCACTTACTAATAAGCTACTTCCTGTTAAATTCCCAACGTTTGCAACAAAAGCTCCTGAAGAATTAGTGGTATTAAAAAGAACTGTATCAGTCATTGTTGCTGTTACAGAACTTGGAATTACACCAGATCCACCATATAATCCGTTTCCTCCTCCACCAAGAACTAAAGATTCAATATATGTCTCTAATTGCTGAAGAGCCTGAAGAATTGTAGAATTATCTGAAATGATAGACCCTGTAAAACTACCTAGAGTAGTGGACCCAGATGGGAGTCCGGTTAAGGTTATTAATTCTGTAAGATTTGTTACATTTGTTGTATTAATAACTATTGACTCATCTTCCAATCTTTCCTGAAACCATACTCCAAGATCAATACCTTCATTTCCTTTTCCTGCTACAGTAATAGTTTTACCATGACCTGCAATTGAAGAAGTCAGTTGGTTTTTAACTATATTCAACGGTAGGATCAGTTTTTTAAATTTATCGTACTGTCCCATTAAGTTTAAATTAAAAAGAAAAGGGGCTTTTCGCTAGTTACAGCAAAAAACCCCTTTAATAAATTAAGACAAATATACACCGCCAGCAGTGGCATCACCACCAACTGCAAAGTTGGTTCCAGTGGTTCTTGCATGTTCAAGCCATGCAGTAAGAACTGCTTCAATAGCAGCAACCGTAACTGCAGATGCAGTACCTGTTCCAGCGTCATTTGAAGTTGAAAAAGGAATTGGAGTGTTAGAAGCAGCGATCCTTGTAACAATATTACCAACGTTTACAGTGAACGAGCTAAGTGGTTCACAACGGAATAACAGAGTTACTTTTTTAGGATCTTGAATTTGAAGCGTGAGTGTGTTCTCAATATCAAAATATTCAATTTGATAACTGGTATAGAAAGCTTTGGCTAAATCGATATACGATTTACCTTCGCTAAACCAATCATCCATTGGGATATTTTGTTTAGTGTGAACATTAAGTTGTGGACGCATTCTATTACGAATATCCCATTTACGACTATGGCCAGTACCTTCTTGAGGATAGCACTGTGTGATAACAGGATCTACACCAGAAATAAAGTCACCACCAAAGTTAATGCGTGGGAATACCATTTGCTGTTCTACATTATCATAGTATGCAGCAAGAGTTTGTGGCAAGCCAACAACAATCATTGCATCAATTTTAGCAGCAGCACCAGCAGTAGTAATGTCTACAACTTCAATAGTAGAAGTAGTGGTCAAAGCAGCATTATCTTGTACAAGACGTGCAAGAGCTTGACATAATTCTACAGAAGATTTCAGAACTTGGTTAACACCATCTACTGATTGGAAAGTAATATTCGTAGTAGGAGTGATAGTACCAAGTGCTTGACCTGAACCACCCGCAACTTTTACACCAAAACAAACAAAGGAGTGTACACCTCTACGAGTAGCAGATGTTACAGCTTTACTTTGACTGTTAAAGTCATAAACCAAATGAGTTAAGATATAATCCAGAGGACTTACAGTGCCTTCAGCAGTAAAGTCTTTAACAGGAGCATCTGCATACATTGAGTTCGTATTGGTAATACCAAATTCTTTTTCATATCTTACTGATTTCAGATTTAAAAAAGCATTATAGTTACCAAGATCCACAGGCGTAGGAAAGTTAGTAGCAGCAACTGCGCCCAAAGTTGCAAAAGCAGCTTTCTTAACATAAACCGAACGGATTTGATTGCGTTTAATTACGCCAGACTCTTTCAGAGCGGGATCACCAACTTCCCAAATATCTGCCAATTGTGTATTTGCAGAAGCAGGAGTACCCTGAACAATTTTAATAGCTTGTACTTCAGCACTGTCATCACCAGTAACAATAAAGTTACCTAATGCACGTACACTTGAGTTAGGATCATAACTCAGAATACCAAGTTGACCAGAAGCAAGATTCAGTGCAGTGGTTGCAGTAGCTAAAGCTCCGGTAGGAAGAGCTTGGTCACCAGTTGCAACCAAGATTGTTTCCATAGGAAGTTTGTTAGTTTTTTTCATACTTTAGTAAGTATTTGTTTTTCTTGTAATTGAAATTTATTTACATCTTCTAATGTAGATGCAATGTACTGTACTGTCATATCGACAAGAATATCATGATTCGGGAGATTTGAGGTTACTTTAGGGCTTCCACTTTGATATGCTAAAGTGTCACCATTTAAGAACTCTAATGAATCATACCCTCCAGAAAACACTTTAACTGGATCAGTTAAATACTCAATATATAAACTGAGTATTGTGTAGTCTTTCGTGTATAATCTTAAAGTATTTCCTTGAATACTTCCCAAACATCGATTCCATAATAATGATGGCTGAGTATTTGCATCAGCCAATTTTGTATCCAGATCATTAGATCTGGTAATTGCAACAGGTATTTTTTTAGAAGGACACTCTACAGGAACAATATAGGCTCTTAAGAAATGTCGATACTTCTTATTAAGAGTTGACAAATCAAAAGAAAACTGATCTGGAAAAACTTGTGTTGGTGTATATGCAACATCTGCAGGTACAACTAATGTTTGCAATAAATCAGTCCTTTGTTGAGTCACCTCAAACCCAAACTTATATTGTTTGCTATTATTTCCAGAGTAAAAGATTTCCACATAATCTTCAGATGCTTTATTAATTGCATCGTCAATATATGCTGCAGGAAAATCTTTTTTATGATTACTGTTAAGTTTATTCCACCTAAATTTAATTTCCTGATGAATGCGTTCTATAGTCATTCTACCCAAGCGTTTTTAGATTTGACCTCTTTGAAGAGTTCGTTATACCAGTTTGTTGGAGCATCATCTGCATCTGGATCAAAGATAACCATTTCACTTACAAGGAAGGAAATAAATTTATCATAGTCGGTCCATTTGTAAATATTCTTTTCAGAACTTCTAGAATTCCAAACTAAGTAGCCATCTCTATTGTCCAACACATGAGTGTTTAAACCTTGTTGAACTAAGTATTGAATTTCAAATCGCTGTTTACCTTCTGGAGATTTAAGTAAATCCATAACTTTTTGGAACTTCTCAATGTTAGACATTTGATGTGTCTTGTCACTGATATAGTTACTCAAAGCTTGTTTAACACCATCTCTAGGTGTAACACCTTTTACAATTACCCTACCTTGATGAGTGGTTAACAGTGATGCAACTTTATAATTCATAAATTCAGAAGCTTCAGTTTGAAGTTTGAATTTAGCAGCAATTGCAGCTTCAATAATATCCTGTTTACGCATTTTTTCCATTTCAGCTTCATTTTCTTCTGAAATATAAAACAGGTGTTCAACTGGATTAGCTTCAACTTTATTGGCAGCAATACGATTATGATTCTTAATCAATTGAATTGCCATTCTCTGTCTTGGAGTATCATCAACAAATCGATTAGGTCTATCAAACAATTCAATAGAGAATTTTTCAATAAAACTTGGTTCACGATTCAAGAGTTGACTTGGTTGGAAATTCAGCATTGTTCCATTTTTAGCATTACTGTTATAGTAATCTGGATCAACGTTATCCAGGATTTCAAACCATGTTTGTCTGGAAATTTGAGATTGTTTTACAATCTTTGGTAGAAGTTCTTGCCATTTTGGAGAAAGAGAATATGTAGAAAGAACTTCTTCAGCTTCCATATTATATACAGGATTAGGAATTAATTCATCTAAGCCTGTAACATATTTATTCTGATAAACATCCAGTGGAAATTTAAGAGTTACTGAAGTTCCAACTTCACGAGTTTTATTCATAGATCTTCCTTCTGAAAGTTGTCCAGATTTAGGATCTACAATAGTAAATTTTTGTTTGTCTCTACCCTGAGATGCAACTCTTTGCACAGGTGATACAAATATAATAGTGTGATTTTTCATATCAAATTAAATTCTAATTTTCAAAAGAAAAAGGGGAAAGTTATTACACTCTCCCCTTTTTACATTATGCGTTTAAGTTCAGACGGATTTGACCAATACGAGATACATCCCATACGTTCAGAGAACCGGCAATTGTACGATAGATACCAAGCTCTTTAGAGTTAGTATAAACATTGCCACCAGAGATTTCTGCACCAGTTTCAAAGTTATATACACCAGATACAGTGTAATATTCTTCAACACCATCTTGCATTACCATACACATGTTTTGTGAATCCATACCTTGTGGAGTTTGATTGGTAGTACCCAAGTCAAAAATATCCATAGTGAATGATTCCAAAGTGTAGTTAGTACCAGGAGCAAGTTCAGGGAATCTACTACGATCATCTTTAGTAGGATCGTGAACAATACTTACTTCTAAGCCGTTCATCATTTTGATCTTAGTAAATTGAGCGCCGTATTCCAGCTCATTACTGTGGTAACCTTCAGGAGTAGAGTTTTTCTGTGCAAACAGAGTGTCAACAGTTACAATACTTGAGTATTCTTCAAAGATCTTACGACTTAAGAATTGAATACCTGCTTCACCGGAAGCAATTTTGATCTTACGATCAGAGAAATCCTTACGGGTAAGGAAGATATTTTGGAAAAAGTTAAAAATGTCAGACAAGCTCAAGCTACCATTGTGCTCAAGATAGTGACCATCTTTGACGCGATGTCACTACATTATTACTAAAACTCTTTATTTTTAGTGCTTACACTTTCATGTAAGAGTAGACTATATCTTCACACCTTAGTGTGTTCCCCGCTCGTGTCCATTTCTTCTACAGCATTATCTGTTTAGATTACTTTGATTAGTCGTTGAACTTTTATCTTATTTCTAAGATACTTAGCTGCGGATTTGCTAATTCTTACTCTTTTTACTATACCGAGGTAATTATTCTCGCCCTTAAAACATCACTATTTTAAGTTAGTAAGTAAGACTCTAAAGCAGTTCCCGCAATTCAAGGAATTTTATAGACAGCCCATCAAGTTAATGTAATTTATACTCCAGTGTTGGATGTATAAAAGGTTTAACTATAGACTTAAATTTTAAAGCATATTTTACAGGAAGATATAAGCTATTGTCTTGTGATATATTCCAAACTATTTGAAATTTATCAGAACAATGTTTTATATAAAATTTTAAATCATCTTTTGTAAAAGAATTAGTAGACAACTTATATGAGTTACTGGTTTTACAACCATCATCCATAAAGTGAACTGCTAAAGATTGAGCATTATAATATTTTAACCATTCAGGATTTATACCTTTAATAGTATAACTGAATTCGTTTAAACATTCAAGCCTTGGACTTGCTGCCTGAAACGAATAATATACTTTTTGGTATTTTTTACTAAAACAATTACAATATCTTGTATGAAATAATAATGAAGGTAGCATTGAACATTTCCATTCACAATACTCAACTTGTTTAGTTGAGTGATGTAATTCAAGTCTGGATGTTTCCCCATCAGTTCTTATATATCCATCTCCCAAAAGTGTTCCAACAATTAAAGATTTTTCTTTATTTGTTAATTTAATTTTAGGATGTTTAATATTAAGAGTTGTTCTTATTTCATTTATATAAGCTCTACTTATCTTTAGAAGTTTTGAAATCTCTTGATCTCCATAGCCTCTTTTTACAAATTTCTTTATAATTCTTCCCCAAGCAATAACACGAGATTCCTCAATTTTTAAATTTAAGGTTTGTGCTTTTGTATGTACTGTGGTTCTGCTTACTTTTAATTTTTCAGCAATTTGTGTCACAGTGTACCCTTTGTTGTGGTAATAAACGATTGCTTTTTTCATACTATAATATTTAAATTATGGTGTAAAAAAGCTGTCTCCAACCAGCAGGAATTTTGATTGGTCTGCCAGAAGCTACATCAGTAGTTTTTTGCAGTTGACCAGATTCCATAGCCATTTCACGATCCCACATTACTCTTTCTTCAAGACGAGCTTCAATAGAAGTAATAAAGGTACCTTTGGAAATAGCTTTACCTTCTTTAGTTTGAAGGTTCGTTTGATAAACATAACCAGAACTTACAGCAGAACCTTTCATTTTGGTACCACCTACAGTGTAACCATCATTAGGTACTGGTTGACCGTTTTTGCGAGCTGCAATTTCAGTACGGATAAATTTGTCAGTAAATTCTGCTTTACGTGCATACTGGGTAGTCCAGTTAAACAGTTTAAACATTTCGCCGTACTCATCAGGGCCGTACAAGTTGTTAAGTTCATCAGCTACAAAAGTAGTAGATTGAGTACAAGTCATCCCGGGTTGCAGATACTTAGTAGGAATCCAAGCATTCATGTCACCAGTTTGAAGTTCTACTTCATATTCAGTAGAGTTTACTGAACGTTCTACACCTTGACCGATAATACGCAACAGTGGAAGATCTGCACCTGCAAGTTTAATATAAACTGGCTCATGCAACCAAGGACGGTCAAGAGCAATTTTAAATCTCTGACCAGCTTTACCTGGATAGGTATCAGCAGTAATAAATTCTGTAAATCTAAATTCACTGGCCGTACTGCCCATCAAATACCAAGTATATTCATCTACTCCACCTGGAAGCATATGAACTTGTTTTTGAGCAACAGTATAATACGTGAACTTTTTATTGACCATATCTTCGCCTATTTTAGACGAAAACAGTTGAGCGCCTTTTACCCCGAACTCAAAGGGTTTGTAACTTCTGAACAAATTTGCGTGAGTGAAGCTATCAAAGTAGCTACCACCCCAACTTGTGCGTTCATGGGTTACTAATGCGGAACGTCTTTCCATTAGTTATAAAATTATTGTTATACAATTAAATCGTAATTTTTAAATGAATCCTTAGTTGGCTCATCACTAGAACCCGAAGTTTTAGTAGTGGCCGAACTGAATCCAGATTTTTCAATTTTAGCTTTTAAAGAAGAAGTAGCTCTTGACTCTCCTCTTTTTTCAAAATCCGCAAGATTAAATTCTTTTCCATCAAACTTTGATAAAAAGTCTATCATCTGAATATACGCTTTTGGACTTTTAATAACATCCGACAAGATCTGATTTGTCTTAGGGATAGTTTGAAGAACTTTATCCTGTTGAGATTTTGCCCATTGAGTCTGACTCAATTCTGTTTTAATAGAAGTATAAAACTGCTTCTGAGCTTCAATGGTCTGTTGTTGTTCTTCAGCTTTTTGCTGAATCAATTGTTCAGTTTTCTTAGGTTTGGAAGCTTGAAGTTTTTCAGCTTCAGAAATAAGTTCATTAGAATCTTCAAGATCATCTAATTGAGCTTGAATTGCCGCAGATCTTAATCCTTGAGATTTTAAATGATCTTCAAGAAAAGCTCTTGCTGAATCCAAGGTTGTTAAGTCAGGTTGAACCATCTCACCAAGATATTCCATCATAAATGATTTCAGTTCATCTTCAGTAAGATTATCTCCTGCAGCAGCAATATACTTAAGTACAGATTGCGAGTGAGTTGGTAATACATCAATTGCTTTTTTTAACAACTGATTTGGAAGCTCATCAAGTTTTGAGTCGACATATTCAAATGTACCATCAAAGGCTTCATCTTCTGACAAGACTCCTTTTTCAACTAAAGCTTCGTAAGTAGCTCTGGCTAAAGGATCTTCAGTAATAACTTCTGCAGTTTCTTCTTGAGAAACTACTTCATCTTCTACAGTTTCTGCTGTAGTCTCTACTTCAGAAGACTCAATGTCTTCCATCTGTAGAATTACCTCATTTTGAGGAAGTTCATCAAATGTTGGGAATTCTGTATTTTCCATACGTTTATTTATTCTTTACACAAAATTAGTTAGTTATAATTGAATAATTAATTCATTCGTTTTTATAACTAACCAACTTTGCCGTACATTACAACTTAGTAAAATATTACTTAGAAGGACGCTTATTTGCAACTTTATTTTTAATCTTTAATTCCTCCTCTTTTAACCTAACTGTATCTTCATGTTTCTTTATATCTAAATTTAATTTAGCTTTATCCAAGTCATGATTCATCAGTTCAATTACATCCGGAGTTCCATCGTCATCTACATCAGTATCCTTGCTGAATCCAAGAGCAGATATAGTTGCTTGTTGAAGCACAGTCTTTCTTCTCTCTTCTTCCTTAATTATAGCCAGTTCTTTCTCATGTTCAAATTTAATATTCTCAAGCTCTTTTTGCTGATCTAACATAGATTGTTGAGACTGTAAAGATTGCTCTTGTAATTGCATTTGTCTTTGATGAACTTTTTCTTCTTCAATTGCAATACGTTTATGAATTTCTTCAGGACTAGCTTTACTTACAATATCTTTTATAATCTGACTGACTGCAGTGATACCTTGACCTTGGTTCTGTGCAAAAGCTTGAGCATTCTGCAACATAATTTCAGCATATCTTTCAAAACTTGAACTGGAGTTAAGAAATAATCCAATATCTGTATGTGACAAAGACTCTGGAGTAACTTGAAGAATTTGTTCAATATTACTCGGAGACCAATATTGGAATGACAATTCTGACAAATTTCTAACTCTCATTTGAGTTTCACAATATGTTCTAAAATTAATCAGCCACTCATTCAATGTATCTTTCCAAATAGTAGAATGAATAAAGAAGTAAGGTTCTGTAATTGCATAACTCTGCTGAAGAGATTGCTGATTATCAGATACATTTGAATTTTGTTGAAAACTGGCAAGACGTTGAGGGCTAATTCCCATTGCCATTGCAATTTCCTGTTTAATCAACTCTGACAAATTATGTAAGTTCATTAACTCAATTGCAGTACCAATCAAGTATCCTTGAGATCCAGGAGATCTTGTAGATGGAGGAAGTGCTCCAAATGAAGACTGAGATCCTGAATACAAATCCTTATTAGTCTTTTTTAGAATAGCTAAATAGGCAGCAACTTTATCCCGAATATTCTGACCAGTATGATCCTGACCTAAATTATCTGGAATTTGGTCAACATCAATTGATTGAATTGCACCTTGGTATTTAGCCAGCTCTCTATTCATTACATGCTTAACCCAAAGGAATTGTAAATATGGAGCAATTGCACGCTGAACTAAACTAACAGATTTTGCATTTCTCGCATTAACTACTGCACCTTTAGTTGATAACTCAAAAGCTTCAAACGGTCTTTCAAGATTAGTAGTTTGATATGGAACCTCTCTTACAATAGGATAAACGTTAGAACCTAATCTAATAATTTCATACTTTCTTGGAATCCAAATTCTTTCAGCTTGAAATTCAGTATTAAAGTCTGTCCAAACAAACCTTTCAGTTTCCTGGTCATATCTATTAATAAACTTCTCTTTTTTAGCAGACTTTGGAATTTCAAAAGATGGATCTAATGGAACAGTTATTACCTCACCATATTCATCTTTATACGTCAAAAACAAAAGCTCTTTGAATGCTTTAAATTCAAAGTGTGTTTCCCAGATGAGAGTTCTATTATTGGTAAGATAAGTAGAAGTTTGATTTAAACCCACAGTCTTATCAATATTTGGCTTAGACTGATTAATCAAAAGATCTTGTCTGGTATGGTCAAATACAACTTGATTGTCAATACCTAAAGAGTGCCTTTTATCTAAACCTCTACCAAAAGTAACTTGAAGTTTTTCAATGTCTTCATCTGATAAATCATAAGCCTCAATTGCATCAACTAACGCAACAGGCTTTTGATATGCAATCCATGCAGATTTATGGACAAACTTCTCATTTGGAGATTTATGCCATAACACATAAAGTGGATTCCGAATCTCAATAATTGGCTTACCATGTTTCCATCCTACATAAATAAACATCCTATCAGCAATTGCAATGTCAGACATTGTGTCAACTCTTTTATCAAGAATCTTCTGGTCATGGTTACAAAACTCCAGGGCTTTATTATAAAAGATTTCTACTTCAGATAACCAATTCTTTTGAGCCAAATCTTCAGGCTCTAACTGTGTTCGTAAGCCTTGAACAAATTCTTGAGTTTGCTTCTCATCCATCCCTTGCATCTGCATTTCCATTTTTTGAAGATCAATTGCCAGCTTTTCATCTACAGACTGCTTAATAGCCTCAAACATTTTTTGATTCTTAGATTTAATCGCATTTGCTGATAAAAGCATCAGATGCAATTGATCTCGTCTTTGAACAACCTCACCTTTAAGAATATTTACTGCATTGTGCAGTTCTGGATAAGGTTGAATTTCTTCATCTACTTCACCAATTTCTTCGCCCAAAGGATTGCAAAAACGTTTAATCAAATCTTTAAAATTTGTTAAATCATTATTTACAACTTTATAGGCAGTTATCATAGACTGATAATCATCAGAATCTGGAAGTAAAGTAGGTATAGTCATGTGCAGATAATCCTTAAACCACTGCCCATCATTTTTGTATTTCTCTTTTTCGGAGATTTTTAGTTTAATCATGTAAGATATATGATGTATTTATTAACAATTCTGCTAAGGCAAAACTATTTAATAATGCGTTAATAATCACATTTGTTGGATCTAATAATGTAGGATCTAATTGTTTTGTTCTAACATTATATGGTGCATTTAAAGCAATTGAAGTATCAACAATGTTTGCATTACTCCTTATTTTATATACAGGTGCTAGAAGAACCTGTCCAAGCTCGGATATAAGAAGCTCATGTGTATGCCATATGTCTGCTAATTCTGCACCTGTGCCTCTGACATAACCACCTTTTACAGCAGTTTTACAAGCACCAATTGCATCTTCAATTCTATCAAATTCTTCTTGAGCATTTGCTAAAGTTCTGCCGCCAACATAAATAATAGCTGAAGTTTGATTTAAGCAATCAATTCTTTTAGCATAGTCCTTAACATCAAAGTCTTCTGTAGCAGCTTCAGACTGAGCTTCTAACTGCTTAACTCGATTTCTAATTTTTTTACTATCCGGATTATTATAAATTGTAAAATCTGTCGAGGTAACAGTAATTTTATTACATGCACCATTAGTACCTAAAAACGCTTTGATGTCTTTAATATTCTCTTTTACACCAGCTCCCCAACCTGGAAGTTTAAGTAAACAGATCTGTAAGTTTTTAGCATTCTTATTTGTAAGTGCGTATCTAATAAAAGAATCAGAATAGTCTCTGGCAATAATTACAAGTGGAACACCTTCTTCATGAAGATCATTAATTGCCTCAATGTAATCTTCCATCTTACCAAGTACTTCATCAGTAATCCAAATTACTGGCTTTTCTGCTTGAAAAGTGCCATTAGTTTGATTAGCAAATAATGGATGGATTAATCCGCCATCAAAGTTTAGTCCTTTAGTTATCTCGTAATAAGTTGCTGGAGAATGATCTGAAAGTTGTACTGAAATACTTGCCTTTAAACCAACCTTTCTATAGATTTCATAAATATATTTTGCAAGTCTTTCATTCTTACATGAAGTAAGTGCAATATTATAAATATCATCTAATGATTCGATCATACTAGATCTCTTGATTAATTCATCAACTACTAATTGAATCTGATTTCTCCAAAGATCTAATGTTTCATTAATCGGATTAGTTTCACAAATAGTAAACAATCTAGACACAAATTCTTTTGTAAATAAAGAAGTAAGCGTGGTACCATCACCACATTCATTCACAGTTTTATTTGCAGCCGTAATTAGCATCTGCGCACCAGCATCTTCTTCTGGATCTTTAAACTGAATTTTCTTAGCTACAGAAACTCCATCCTTTGTAAATTGAAGATTCTTTTTTTCAAACATTAAGACATTCTTTCCAGAGCCACCCATTGTAGAAGTGATAATATCTGCGGCCTTAACTATTCCATTTAATACTCCTTTCGTAGAGTCGTTATTATTCTCAAGTCTCATTTTTTATTTGTTCGTTTAACTGTTTAATTCTCTCCAATGTATTTGACACCTTAAATATATGTGGATTCATTGAGAGAATAGCCAGTGGATTATGTTTCTTTTCTCGTTCTTTAATTACAGAGTGTTCTAACTCCTTTAAAGCTAAAGGGTAAATAATATCTGCAGAAACTGCATCAAAGTTTCCTTTTAGCTCAAATTGAATATATTGCTGAATTGTAAATAAACAAGGATATGTTTCTACAACTCTACATTTTTTTCCATTAAATACAGTATGGCTTAATAACCATTCTGAGGTGTCATCAATCATCTCAATTTTATCAATCTGATTGCCAACAGTAACACCGTACTCTAATACTTTATTTTGAAATATTGCGGATCCTTTTTCCTTATTGGGTCTAAGAGCAAGTAAATGAAGTTTCTTTTTACGCATATAATATCCTCTGCAAGAATCTCCTCGGTTAGCTTCATACCATAATCCTCTATAAGGATTACCATAATAAGCTAAAAGCTTTTCCTGGTTTTCATAATATGCATCTTTACCTCCTGAGTGTTTACCAATATATGTAGCTACTAAATAATTCCCATTAAATCCTTCTGAAGTATATTTTGGATTTAGAAATACTTTAGTTACACCTAAAGATCCTCCTTCATCAATATTCTCAGAAACATAAGGGTCAAATGTAGCAATATACATATCATTTGGAATTTCACCTCTAATTGTTTGAGGCTTCTCATAAATTGCAATCCCACCATCTAACTTTGTAATTGTTCGATCATATGGAAAAGTATAAAACAATTCTATCTCAGGATCATATTCTGCCCTAACTCCATTTGGAAACTTAGAGTCCCAGATTAATTTAGTAGGTGTTGCAAGAGTTTTGTATTTCTGATCCTTTAACAACTCTTTCTCTCTTTCTAAGAGTTCAATTTGAGGAAAATATGAACCTTTGTTTGATACCCACATATCTGAAGGTATAAGCGGATAGTTCATCTTTTCGTTATACAAAGCTGCAGGATCATCTTTAGCAGCTTCAGTTAATCTTCTTTCCTCATAATATTTGAGTGCTCGTTCAAAATCCGTATTCCCATTACTATCTTTAAATCTCTTCTCAGTTAAATACGCAGGAATAAACAAACCAATTGGCTTATCAGATTGTTCCCACACATTATCAAATGGTAAGAAATCATACTCTAATGGATTATCAAATACTTGCCTTGTCTGTTGAATAAGATCAATATTACCTGAAGTTCCAATACCCAATTGAACGCCAACTTGTTCTGCGTCCACAGAAACTACAGCAGTATTAGATAATAAAGCATCTTTAAAGTTTGGCATAAGACCAATCTCCTCGTAAAGACACAAAGCCGCCCTACCACCCGCACCTGCTTGAGTACCATCTTGTTTCTTATCAGAATAGTTAATATGGTGTAAACTGGTTTTTGTACCTCTAGTTAACCATCCCTGTGGAGTCTCAATTTGATATTCATATCTAAGCGGATTTTTAGTATTCCCAGGTTTAGAATCTCCCACCCAATTTCTATAAAATGGAGTGGGTTCATAATCTTTGGTCATTGGATCTCCCCATACACCAAGATTATTATCTGTGCCTAAAACATTTAAACCTGTAGTTATTTTGTTAACTAACTCTGCAGATTTACCCGTTATACCCGCACCTAAAATAACCTTAGTCGTCGGAGGATTATCATAAACCTCTTTAGAAAATTCTTTAATCCCATCAAACGTAAGAGTGTGTGTTGCAATACCCGCACATGAATAACTCTTACCTCCACCTCTTGAATTATGAGTAACTGTGTAATCTTCTAATAAGAATAAATTGTCCTGGTCTATCTCAATTCCGTAAAAAGGTCTAACCCCAATAAATTTTATATCAATAGAGTTTAGATTTGAACCTTTTCCAAAGGTAGAATTTACTGCTTTTTTTCTCTGAAGTTGGGTAGGAATATTACTAATATCTCCACTTATTCGTAAATTGTATTTAATTGAATTTGTTATTCCGGAAACAGAAGGCTTATGTATTTTTGCTCTAAATCCTAATGATCTAGCAATATCTTGAAACTGCTTAAGTAAACTAAGATCGGTATTGGTGACAGTAAATCTACCCTTCTCATATGATCCGTCTGAATCGATCATTCCTGCAAGCAGTTTTAATCTATTACATTCAGAATTAATAATATATTCTTGTGGTATATGCTTATTGTTTTGTAACGTTGTTGCAAACCAATTGTTTTTACCTTTCATATTTGGATCTGACCATGAAAATCTCCATAGTAATTTCTTGCCTAATCCCCCAGAATAATTGGTAATATAACTTCGGTAGTTTTTCTTCTCAGCATGATTTTTTAACCATGTTAAAATTTCCAGGTCATCATAGGAACCACAAATCATTTTTTCTCTTTTAAATCCATCTCCTAGCCATAGACCTAAAAGATATGGATCCCACATTACTTCTTTATGTGGATATTGAACTTTGGCAGAAAGGGCTTCATATTTATAACGAAGTTCTTTTTGGGCTTCATTCTTTTTATCTAAGAAATCACCGACCGATATATTTTTTTCTTTTTCTAAAATTATCGCCTTTCCCTTAATTCTTGTATAATTTTTTTCTCGTAACCTTAAAAGATGTGTATCAGTGGCCTGAAAGCTTTCTCCGTATCTAGTGGATATGTTATATAATGGAGCATTTGAATTAAATATATTTAATACATTTCTTTCTTTAGAATCTGGCCCCATTAATTTATCTCCAACAGATATATCCTGCACACATTTAACTGATCCATCAAACATTCTTACTTTAACATCTTCTCCTAAACATCCAAGTAACATTAAATTATAAGCACGATTATAATATAATGGCCTGCCAAAATTATCATCGTGTACTCTTTTTAAATAACTTCTTGGATGCTCATATGTTTTTCTTTTACCAGATTTTGAGTGAAGATCATTAAACCTCATCTTGTCAGACATGGTTTCAGATCTTTCCAACTCTTCATATAACTCTGGTTTAACCAATGCTATATCACAAGATATTTTATCATCATTTTTAAATCCAGAAAAACCTTGTGCCTCAATAAAAGAATAGTGAATTAACCAGTCTAAATCTCTTACTGCAGGTTTAACAAATGTTCTAATTTTTTTATTTTTATCAGTATCTTCTAACTTGAAGAAGTTACCATAAAAGAAAAGTGTTGGTGGCATAAATCTCCATCCACCATTATCATATGCCCAAAATCCTTCAATACACCATTTCATGTATTGTGTCCACAACTTTGTATATTGTGGATTATCTGGATGAATCTGCGGCACAGTAACTAAAAAAGATTGACGATTCTCAATTCGTATCAAATCTTTTTTCAGAATTTCTATATCTGTTATCATTTTGTCATTTTGTTATTTTATCATTTCTCCGACAATATATTGCAACATATATGCAAATGCTTCCGAGGATTTCCTACCATGTTTTATACCAACATGGTCCATCATAAATTCAGTAGCGTGAAATGCTTCGTGAACAATAATGGGAATATGCTGAATATAATCTTTATGTAAATAGATCCAAACATCTCCATCAAGATCTCCAACAGTAGTTCCAGGATCAGAGTAATTAAAATGATCTAAGGCATTGCTATCTGGCTTGTTATCCAAAAAATATTTTTGAACATCTACTGGATCATCTCCGTAAAACACTGTAATGATTACAGGATAAATATTATTTTGAATTACCTTTGCCATAGAATTCTTCGTCTGCAATATATTTATCAATTTGTTTAATCAAATTATCTGCTTGCTGTTTAATATTTCCAAGTGAATAATTACTCAAAAATACGGCTAATCTTCTACAAGCTCTCAATATTTCTAGTTTCTCCATCTAGCAGTGTATATTTGTCTATTTTAGAATTGCGAGTTTATAAATTGTAGAATTGTAAATCTCGCATGCATCATCAATCAACTGAATTAAATCTCCTTCAGAGAATTGTGATCTCAATTGTAAAAGTTCTTGTTTCTGAGCTTTTAAAAAACTTAGAATATCTCCAGTATTTAATTTTCCAAGATCAAATCCTGACATTGGGGATAATGTATATCCCATACTTGTTTCCGCAAATGAATCTGCAACATCAACAATCGCTGAATAAAATTCATCAAGTGCTTTGTGTGCAGGATATTCTCTAGTTGCAAGATGTGCCATATGTGCATTTGTTCTTGCATTAAACAATAAATTCACAACTTGTGTGTACTTCTTAGCAGGAGCCAAAGCCTGCATGATTGGGTTTGCCATGTTATATATTAAAGCCTAATACCCGAATTACTTTCGGAATTTGTTTTTTAAAACTATCTACGAAATATTCAATATCCCAATAAATAGCAGTTCTATCTGATTTACATTCAAATCTACGATAGACTACACCACCATTAATGATAGAGAATTGACATTCGTTACAGTAAGTAATAAGTAACTTACATTCTACAGTATCCATGATCTCTGTGCCAATCCACTCTTCATTAGAGTATTGTTCTGGAAACGGATTCATCTTAATTGAGAATGTCTCTGTTTGAGAATAAGTTAACGTTGAAATTAACAATAATATTGTTGTAATTAATATTTTCATTCTGTTGGGGTAATTAATCCTCGTTCTCTAGCAGTTTGTTTACGGCCACCAAGAACTCGCTGTTCTGATTTATTTTTTTGAAACATCTTATCAAGCTTATCAAAGTCTTGATAAATCTTAGGCAACTTTGCCTTTAAATCAATAATCTCTTTTGCATTCTCCAGAGTAATTGGTTGTTTAGATAAAAATGTAGAAATCTGAATAAGTTGATCCTTATCCAACTTATAAGATCTTTCCACAGCATCCATACATAAGAATGGATACTTTTCAAGTGCATCTAAAATAAGTGGATGATTTTCATCAAAATCAGGATTAAAGTTCTTACATATGCTCAGTCTCTCATCTGGATCAGTAATTCGATAATATTTATTTACATCCTCATCAGGATCTACCATCCAGATAATGCACCACATGTCTTTTGATGATTTACTTTTATCCTTTGTTTTATCAGCATTATACATGCTAAAGAAAGGTTCAACATAAATCATGTGTGGATTTAATTCCCAGAAATTTCCAGTCTGAGTTTTATTTATTGTTGTAAAACTACTCATATTTCTGCAGCATGTCTTTTACTAAATTCCGATTAATATATTCTTCTAGCAAACTCTTTTCAAGATTATTCATTTCATCAAATGATGAAACTAAATGTTCATACCCATATTGATAAAGCAAAAGACCATTACCTTTAATTGGTCTTTTGCTTGAAATATGATCTCCATCATACCATAATTCAACATCTTCATTTCTAAGATATTGAATTAATGCATCCATCATACATGGGTGAGTAGTCTTTTTTCTTTCGGTTAATAAAACAATGATGATCTCTTTAATTATGTCCATATAATTATTTACACTGTATTAGCAATTCTGTTATTATCTTTGATTCTATTTTGTTCTTCCAAAAAAGCTTGATAGTGTTTGACAGCTAAATTATTAAAATATTCCGTCATCTTATCTAAAGAGTTCAGTTTTGCAACTTCTTCCAATCCCTGGGAATACTCTTCTGGAAATAAATTTTTATCTATCGAATACCAGTATCCTCTGAATTTTACACCAATTAATTCTAATTGACAAGCTATTTGCTCTTTAGAAATCATAGTATAATCTGGATTGCCTTTTACCATTGGTTGCACAGGAGGCACATTATAAAAAGTATCCATCTTATTAAAATCAATATCAATAAAATTCGACCAATCATTCGCCCATCTTCTTTTTGGAAACTGTGGATCAATATTTGGATATTTAACTAGAGTGTCGGTAACAAATTTAATTTCAGAAATATATAATTGGTCAGAACTTGACAATTTTGGCCACAAATACTCAAGCAGATCTTGATATTTCTTTACCAATTTTACGTAATCGTTCATACCTGAATATAAGCAGTTAAAGTTAAATCATCCAATGTATCATCATCATAAATCACCATTACAACCTTATTGCTTTGATAAGATTGAACAGGATCTTTCTTTATATTCCACTTGAGTTGTAAACAGTTTCCCTCAAGTTTATATCCTACACAATTACAGGTAGGTTCTATCTCTTTAATAGGCTTAGTGCCCAAGTATTCAAACTCTGTTTTAAGAACTGAACCCCTAGGCACTACACCAAAATCATGTATTTGTTTATCCCAATTCACCATCAGGTAATACTATTTTAACTTGTGAGCAGTATGAAAATTGGTTGGAACTACTTCATCTATATCCATTATAGTTTAGCTTTAACCTCGTGATACTGAATAAGAGCATAACCATAGTGCTGATTTGTAACATCCGTAGGAATATCATGCAACATTGAATCTGGGTGTACAAAACCTTGATCTACTTGAAGTTTAGCATTTGCTCCAGTGCCAATAATATTCATAGTAATTGCTCTGCGTGAAAGCATGATTACATCTCCAGGTTTAAGCTGATTACTTTCTGGAGCAGAAACAACTACCGCAGTAAGTTTATATGGGTAATCAGATTCAATATCCATATACTTGCCTTGACCAGCGTTTGTTGGAGCTGGAATAGCTTGCTTGAATGGCATCACTAAATTACCAACAAGAACAGGTTCGTGAAGATAAAATCTTACTAAGATCTCATGGAGAGGTTTAATTGAAGAATAAAGTGGATCCAAGTTTGTCAGGTTCTTATTGTAATCCTGAACTTGTTTCCTATAATCTTCTGTGTACTTGAAAGCATGAATATTGCTTTGTGCGACTGCAGTTTGTTTTGCAAGTGGATCTTGATTCTCTTTAATAAAATCAAGCATTGTACTTTTACTTTTTGGTTTGTTTTTTCTTAACTGACTCATTTCTTTTGTACTTTTTTACGTTTTCTAAAATCTGTTGTTTAAGTTCTACATTAAACTCAGACTTGGTTAATGATTCTTCGAGTTTTAAATCTTTAATCTTAAAGACAAGGAAGTTCTCGATTACAATTCCTCCTTTACAATTTTCTGGATGTCTAAGCAACTCTCTTAATCCATCATGAAAAGATTGACAAATCCTATAAACCTTTTCTGGATTTTTTCGTAGTTCTCTTGCTACCTCCAACGCTAAGGCTTTTTGCATATTTGTGTAATTCTTTTAAATAGTTTTCCATTCCAGCATCTCCTGTAAACATCCCGGGAGCTATTTCCCATGAACTGTACTCTACACCATCTTCTGTCCAAGTATAATGTTTGGGCGTAAAGTGCAATAGTCTCTTACGATCTTTTTGAATGTCTTTTTGAATATCTTTTAAAAAATTATATAAATCATTTATAGAAAGAGATTGATTTAATTCATTTCCATGCTCCTTAACTATTTTTCTCCATCCCATCTTTCCCAAAATCAAAGGTTTCTATTTTATGTGTTTCTAAAGTAATCTCGTCTTTAAATTCATGATACTCTGGAAGTTTATTCCAATCTTCTTCTGTACCATTGAAATTAAAACCCGGGTTAACAGTTACTTTTGTAATAATTTGTTTACCTTCAAATACTATATTCCTACCTTCTTTAAATATCTTCATACAATTAGTATTTGAGAAGATGTAACAATCTCGATCTTCATATTATGAAGAACATTCAAATGTCTATCAGCTTCTAACTCTTTTACTAAGGCATTAAAATTTGCCACATTTAAAAATATAATTCTTGGAATTCTTCTCTTTTGTAGAAAATCTAATTCCATTTCAATTATTCTATCCAGTACCATTTTTATACGTTTTATTATACCATTCCTCAAAACTTGCTTCTTCAAAATCAAATCCTGCCTGATATGCTTTTTCTAAATCTTGTTTAATAAACACCCTCTTAGTTTCTAAATCTTTAGCAGATAATTTCTCTCCAGACTGGAGATCAAGAATATACATTTCAAAATCTTTATCCTTCATTTGTAATTCGTAAGTTAGAAATTAACGTTATAGTATCTGTAAACTTATCCTTATATGCTTTAGTAAGATCGGATAAATCTTTATCTTTCATTAAGCCTTTTTCATTTAACTTCTTAATAACTGGAGCAAGATTATTCTTACCTATAGTAGTCGGAGTATCTGAACACAAACTGCTCAATAACTCTATCTCATTATCGGAAAGCGTTTTAGATACTCTAACCTGAAATATCCTAAAGAATATCTCAAAAAACCTTTTCTTGGTCACCAGAATCTCTTCTTCTGGATTTTGATTAATCTGTTGTTTTAGTAAATTAATTTTCATTTTCTATCAGTTCTGTGCACAAGCATAGTTGTAAGATTTAGTCAAAGCTTGCCCATTTGGAGCAAACAATATAAAATAATATTTTCCTGCTTTAGTTTTGTAGATTTTAAACTTTTCCTGTTTCATTTTAAGATCCTTTTTGACATACCTCTCCCTCCCCTCCTCAAAAACCACTTCTGGTAATTGGGAAGGTGAGGAGATAATCTCCTACTTTAATGCACAATTTCCATTAGCCAGTGCAGTCGGTTGTTATACCTATTACCATGAGATCTAACTTTTATTTAAGCCATTACAGCTTTTCACCAAGTCCGGCATTAGGGTTCTAATCACTGAGTGAAATATTTTGCCCTACTCTCCAAGATTCTCAAATAACTAACTTTATATGTACACCATTTTCATCTCTCGCGGGGACACCTCTTTTTCACCATCATCTATTTCTAGGAGGCTACTTCATACTACCCACGGTCTAAACCAAACTTTCACCCCAGGTGAAGGGTAGTCATTGGCTGATCTATGATCTCTCATAGGAGATTAATTACGTTAAATACTTAATTGCATTATTTAGTATTTCAATACTGTCTTTTAGTAAGCTAATTCCTCTATTACAACTCGTACAGAGTAATCCTCTAACTTTTCCTGTAGTGTGACAGTGATCTACTGCTAAACTAACTATCAATTCTGATTGATGCGTATTACAGAGTGTTAACGGTTGCAAATATAATATATAGTTTTTTACCTAGTAAAACTCTGAGAAGAATAATGTTTTGAGTTTAATATAAAATGAGTTATAAGTGGTTATAATCTGATGTAAAATTTAATATAAAAGATATGTAAAAAATTATTTTTCAAAATTTGTAGTAAAAATAAAAAAATTTTAATTTTTTTTAAATTATTTTTTTTAGTTTTAAATTATAGAGTTTAACTTGATAGGGTACCCCATACCCCACCCCCTCTTGGTTTTGTGGTTCGGGAATACCCCCGGCCTTTAAATTGTTTTATTATGTCAGATGTATCAGTGTCAACGCTGGTCAGCATGTCTGTGAACAACTTTAAAAAAGTTGTAGGCGCAGAGAAAATTGATATTCTCGTAAGCCCTAAAACCCAAAAGTTGTTTGCCGCTGGTGATAATGGCAAGAACTACAAGGTTGAAGCAGCAATTGATTTCACCAAACCAATCGCAGTGTTGATTGATGGTGGCGATTTCGACAATGCCTGCTTCATTAATGAACGTTCGATGGCTGAAGTTAAAATCAGTCTGTAAATCCCGCGATCTCCCATTGTACTTCGGTATGGTGGGAGATCTGTTTAAACTCTCATGCTTATGCCTGCTCCAATACTCATCATCGCAGTGATTGCTGCAATCATCTTCCTGTATTTTGCAGGAGATGAGGATTAAAATATAACACGGGGGTTGATGCATTGATCTATTGCTGATTAATAAATCAACTCCTGTGTTTTGTTCACTCCAGTTTAACTGGCATTGGTTTATGACCAGGTGAACAGCATTAACTTCGGGTTTTACCCGGTCACTGTTGTTCTTTTTAACACTTTAAATTCATTGGATTTTATGGATTATGTATTAGTTCTTTGGCCTGAATCACAAATGTTCATGGAAATGGATTGGTTCAGAGAGGAGGCTTATTTGTGTCAAGCGTTTGAAGATCAAGAACATCATGATTCTGCATATTTTATTCCAAAAGAAAGATATGAAGAATGTTCTGAACTGGCAAACAGAGATAATGCTGAATAAACACCAGTGTAAATCAACAAGTCTTAGATATTAGACTGTTGACTGGTGTTAAAAGATTAATATCCACAGACTATTGATTTAGTCTTTACCATCTCCTTGGGAAATGTGGATAAATTAACATGAGGATTGAGTATAAAGGTGATGTGCCATTACATAGTTAATGGACTACACTCTCAATCCTGTGTTTCTTTCTTACGAATTAAATACATAATGAATTCATTCTGTAAAGTGTGCATTGTCCTCAATGCAGCTCAATACAATGAGCAACGGGCGTTCATCCCTAAAGTGAACAGTTGAGTGGGTAACGTAAATGTAGTAACACAGGTTTGGTGTAGAGATAAACTCACATCATTCCTGTGTTCTTTAATTAATACACCTATATTATATAGTCCTAAATCCAGCAATGGAATTGAGGTTGCAGACAGAGCATAGATGACAAGAGCTGTCAGTGTATCACAAACTTTAAGAATGTGATATATAATATGGTGTCAAGATATTATCAATAGTTAGAACTATATTACTGCCACAAGTATAGCTTGGAGACTTCGGTCATTGGTAATGGATAGTTTAAATTCTTTCTGTTGGTAAAATAATAAACAATAGATTAACTACACTCTACAACCATTGAGCATTGTAGTTATATCTCTTTCCTGTTCTTGAGTATATCTCACAGTATGACTTGTCTACTGGATAAAACAGGTGTTTATTAATTTAATAATTAATCAGTATAAATAATACGGAATTTATAACTAAATGTTATATTTATTGTATAATTTATAATGATGGGTTATGACTACATAATTCCTCCCACTTTTAACTCTTTTTCATTTAACCCAATCCACGAACAATGAGCCGTGTATTACATCTTATTAAAACTCATGAACGCATTTCAAATCTTAGATAAGAACAATAATCCAATTCCACTCAGTGAATTGGATAAACAAGCAGCAGAATTTTGGGATGTTGAACTTCATCCTAAACAATATGCTGCACCTGATGGTAAGTGTAATTGGTATGATCTCTTAGGCTGGAATATTGCTCAGCAAGATAATAGCAAATTTTACGGCATCGATAAATGGAAGACAGTTAAACTATCAATGTTTATTAATATGAGCTATGACCTGTTAGACATGGAAAACCCAGCAGATTACACGGTCGCTCAAATAAACTACATCAGACCATACTATGCCTTGATTGACTATTGGGAGTCATTAGGCTATCAACCAAAACAGATTATATGATATGATATATGTACGAGAGTATGACAGCCCTACATGGTACTGTATAACCATAGAAGAATGGGAACGTCGTGAAGAAAAAGCAGGTCCAGTATCTGCTTTTGCCGAAACACGAAAAACTAATCCTAATCTCAACTGGTAGTCGCAATCCATAACAAACTCAAAAATAACACCAGTCTAAATTAGTAAGAGATAATAGTTCTCTGCTAACTGGTGTTATTTTAAATAAATAGGAGTATGCCGAAAATCCTATAAAGAGTAGGCAATCATAAAAACACAGACCATCTGTATAACTGGATAACACATGAAATTTATATACTACTCTCCGAGATTCTATTCAGAAGTGGGTATAACCCGCGCAGGCCGCAAGGCCAATAATGAGCAATTTGAAAAGTTGCTCGCCATTCAAGAAATGGCAATTTCCCGGCAGGAAAATTATTATGCAGTTGAGGACACAGATCTGACAAAGGCACTTTCGTTGGGTGCCAAAGAGGTGAACACGTTAGTACAGGCGAAGACACCTTGCGCTGGTTGTAAGCATTTATACATGCCCAAAAT